CGGTGGTTTTGGTAGTGGTAATCTACATGGTGCAGTAGCCCACATAGATGGTCATCAAAAATCTATGACAGCGTTTGGACCATACCCACATCCTGCTATAGTTATGGATGGGGTGTTCTTAGCTATATCAAGAAAAGCATTTAAGAAGATTCGCTTTGATGAATCATGTCCTGCAGGATTTCACTTCTACGATATAGCATATACTCTAGATGCATCCCTGGCTGGACTTAAATGTGGTGTTGTAGATGCATATATCACACATGCTTCACCTGGATTGCAGTCTTTTACAGATGATTGGAAAGCTGGTCAGGACTGGTTTATGGAAAAGTATGATAAGTATGCAGGAAAGATTGTCAAGGTTTAGCTTGATTATGATCTGTAATACTTTATACTAATAAAGATGGCAAGACTTTGTTTAGATACATTTGAGAATGTTCTCATGTTTAAATCGCTTACTGATAGCGGGTATCTAAGTACTATTGCAGATCATGTAAAGCCAGAATACTTTAAGAATAAAGATATTGCTGGTGTCTTTGAGATCATTAAAGACTTTAACGAGAAGAGGAATAAGATACCTACTATTACAGAGATTAAGTCTTATCTGATTACTGATGATATGAAAGAATCTTTTAAGAGGCTTGTCAAGTCATTTTCAGATATTGATAAGCATCTTGATAAAGATGAGTTGTATGAAAATACAGAACGATTCTTAAAAGAGAAAGCTGTATACTATACAATGCTAAATGTAGCTGAAGATGTTGCATCTGGTGAAGTAGATACTTCAAATGTATTAGATAAGTTTGAGAAGAGTTGTAATATTAGTCTAGTTACTGATCTTGGTTTAGATATTCATGGTGATATTGATCATATCATCGAAGATATGAATACTGTTCAAGATAAGATACCCTCTAATTGGGAATGGCTTGATGATGCTTTAGATGGTGGCTTTTTGCAAGCAGGTAAGTCGTTATATGTCTTTGCTGGTGAGACTAATATTGGTAAGTCTATCTTCCTTGGTAATGTAGCTACTAATATTGCTAATCAGGGTAAGAATGTATTGCTTATTACTCTAGAGATGTCTGAGCTACTTTATGCAAGACGGGTATGTACTAACATATCAAAGATTCCAATGAAGGAAATGGCTATCAATGGTGCATCTTTGAGAGCTGCTATTAAAGAAGAGCCAGGTCAGATCTTTATTAAAGAGTTTCCTCCTTCTACTGTAACTCCAGGTCAGATACAAGCCTATATTAAGAAGTTTGGTGATCAAGGTATTCAGTTAGATGCTATAGTTATAGATTACCTTAATTTAATTCACTCTGCTGTAGGTACTAACTCTTATGAACGTATTAAGAACGTTACAGAGAAGTGTAGAGCAATGTCTTACCTATTTAACTGTCCTATCATTAGTGCTACTCAGTTGAATAGGGCTGGTTTCGATCAAGATAATCCTGATCTAGCTACTATCTCCGAATCTATTGGCTTGGCTGCTACTGCTGATGTTATTATGTCTATCTTCCAGAATGATGAGGATAGAGACTTGGGTATTATTAGGTTAGGTATGATGAAGAATCGTTATGGTCCTCGAGGTATGACTCAAGCGATGCGTATTAAGTACGAAACTTTAACTATTGAGCAAGCAGATGATGTAGATCTCGAAGAAGATGATACTGCATTGCAATCACTAGCTGCATTCAGTAGTTGATTTACATGAAAGGTAGGCTAAATATTCTAGGTGAATATATTGGTCTTTACAGATAACGATCTCGATGGCGCAGGCTCGGCATTATTATTAAAGAAGATATTTACCGGTCATGAAGTTATTATCGTTGATACTACAGAGTGGAATATTCTTAACGAGTTTAAAAGTCGTTGGAATACATTAGACCACTTTGATAAGATATTTGTTTGTGATCTTTCCTTAAGTGAAGAACAAGCTGAAGCAATTAATCGCGACAATGTTGTAATAATAGATCATCATGCATCACATGTTGAGCATATTGCAAAGTATACTAAAGCTAAAACTATACTAAAAGAGTATAGTTCATGTACAAAGCTAATTGCTGATAAGTTTGAGTCAAAACTTAACCTAACAGAACCTCAAAAGGAACTAGTTGGGTTAATAGATCAATATGATAGTTGGTCATTTGACTTCCCAAAGGAAATTGAACCTGCAAAACTAAATGCAATCTACTATGGTTATAATAGACCAAAAGTAAAACAGTTTATTGAATCATTCGCTGATGGGTTGAGAGAATATACCCCACATGAGAAAGGCTCTATAAAATTATTTTTTAAACGCTTTGTAGAACAACTTGATAGTCCAAAGTTTGTTGTACATGGTAAAGAGAATAAGATTGTATCAACGTTTGTAACTACTACAGTTAATGAAGTAGCAAATTACATAATTGATAAGTATGATGCAGACATTGCAATCATGGTTAACTTGGATCGTAAGATTGTTACATTTAGAAAGAGAAAAGGATGCAAAGCTCATTTAGGTGAGTTAGCAGAAAAGCTCTGTGATGGTGGTGGTTCACATAATTTGGCTGGAGGTAAGCTTGAAGACAGGTTTATGGCTTTTAGTCAAAAATTTATCCCTATTGAATAATGCAGCCACCTAAGATACAGTCACCATCTGGTAATATAGCAACACAAGAAGTAGAACATCTACTATTATGCTTTTGTACTTTTTGTTGTCTACTAAAAGGTAAGAAGTTATCACCACAGAATGTATTTGTATTAATACTTAAAGAATCGAAACTCCGTAATATTCTTAAAGTACTACTTACTGTTGATAATAACTTTGAACTAGTTACTTTATTCCTTAAGTTTGAACCACAGATTGCTGAATCCAAGTATATAACTAAGTACCTAAATCAAAATAAGACAATCTTTCAAGAGGATTAGTTGATTATTCAAGACTAGCGTCTATAATACTTATAGATGGTAAGTGAGCGTGAGAAGCAGATATATAATAGCTACTTATATGCTACTAGATCTGCTAAAAACCAACCTACGAAGTTTAGAAAGGACTTCAGTAAATTAAAAGATGAAGATTTCATCGCTCTTAAGAAGTTATCTGGCTTTTTCAATAAGCATACACATATTAATTATCGAGATTGGTTCGCTGCTCCATTTGAAGTATACTCCAAAGATGAGTACTTCGATTTAAGATTTTTTAATACACGTAAGGCATTAAGATGCTACTCGTTGTACATGAAAGAAAAGGAACTATCTAATCCTGATACAGAAGAAAATATTAATACTCTTAAAGAAGGTTTAAAATTCATTTATAACTACTGCATTGATAGTAATATCTCTGTTGATGAATATAAAACACATATAACAGGTAATATGCCGACTTGCCTCTTGCATTTACAAGAACATAGGTTAACATTTTACTTAATACATGCATTGGAGGTTGAACATACAATTAAGTCAGTTGAGAACGCTGTTCTCAACTTTATCGTTCAAGACTTCCATACAGTTTTCGCGCGTACGCGTACAAAGTTCTCTGGCTCTGCAACATACAAGTTAAAGGCCAAAGATGGTATAACCAAAATAAAAACAATAGTTGAAATAAAACAAAAATAGTATAGAATAAAATAATTATGAGTGCGTTTAATATGTCCATGTTCGAAAGTATCAAAGGTGCCTTGGCTTCTGATTCAAAAAAGCAATCCAAGTTCTCTGAGATCATTCAATGTAAGCCCGGTAATACATATACCGTTCGTTTACTACCTTACTCTCCATCACCGGTAGATACCTTCTTCCATTATTATAATATGGGTTGGGTATCCTTCGCTAATGGTCAGTATGTCCAGACTCTATCTCCTCAAACGTTTGAAGAGCGTTGCCCTATTCAAGAAGAGCGTTTCCGTCTCTCTCGTATGGGTACTGATGAAGAGAAAGAGAAAGCAAGTGCTCTCCGTCGTATGGAGAAGTGGCTTGTTAATGTCTTTGTTGTAGATGATCCTACTAACCCAGATAATAACGGTAAGGTTAAACTTCTTCGTTATGGTAAGCAGCTTCAGAAGATTATTCACGAAGCTATCGAAGGTGAAGACTCAGAAGAGTTCGGTGCTAAGGTATTTGATCTCGGTGATGATGGTGTTAACTTTAAAGTTAAGGTCGAGCAGCAAGGTGATTATCCTACTTATGTTAGTTCACGCTTTACTGGTGTAGGTAAACTTGGGCTTGATGAAGAGAAGCAGAAGAGTATCTATGATAGTGTACATAACCTTAAAGATGTATTTACTCTTAAGTCTACTGATGAGCTTAAGCAAATGCTTGATGAGCATTTCCATGTACGTGATTCATCTACTGACAGTGCTCCAGTTGTTGAAAGTACTTCACCACCATTTACTCCTGATCCAGCGCCTGTCGCTGAACCAACTCCAGTACCGGTAGCAGATACTTCGGATGCTGATATCGATGACCTCCTAGCCGACCTGTAATATTATGGATCCGAATATGACACCAGAGGCGAAGGCCGCAGTTATGAATCTCATGGGTACCACGTATGGTCAAATGAAGAAGCATGATGATATGATTGTTGGCGCATCAGGTAATTTAAGTCCAGCTGCTCAACAAATGCAAGCCGCAGTTAAGAATCTTGCGCAAGTGCCTACTATATCTCAAGAGCAATATCGTGCACAGCAAGCTGGTCACCCAATGCCAGCGCCACCTGCACCGCAAGCTGCTCCTACAGCACCAGAACCTGCTCCTGCACCTACTGCAGTACCAGCAATGGTTACACCAGAACAAGCACTAGCAGAACTACAAGCACCTATAACACCACCATTAGAGGTTAACGCATTTGCTCCTGTTGAACAGACACTTGAGTTTGACTTTAGCGAACCAAGTCAAATGGATAAATTGCTAAATGCTGTTAAAGAAAGTAACTTGCTATTGAAAGATATTAAAGTACAATTAGAGAAAGTAGATGTCAGATCAAAACGTAAAACAGCTAAATCTAAAATCGCCGAGTGAATTTCTAAAGTTCTTAGACTCTTTATCAAAAATAAGTGAGAGTGCTATTATTACTGTAGATCGTGAAAAAGTATCAAGCTTAGTATCATCACCTGATAGTACGTTAATTTTACATGCACAGGTAAACATGGAATCTGGTTTCTACGATACTCTTAATATTCCTGATGTTAAGAAGTTAACTAGAATTATTGATACCGTTGGTGGTACAGACTTAAACCTTAGCATTAATTCTAATAATATTGAGTATAAGGGCAATGGTCTTAAGTTTAAGTACCATCTATTCGATGAAGGATTTTTAACTAAGCCGAGCTTAAACTTAGATAAAATAAATGCATTTAAATATAATGTTGAGTTTGACTTAACTAAGGATATATTGCAGAAGATTTTTAAAGGAGCTACCTTTGCATCAGAAACTAATAAGATTTATTTTTATGCAGAAAGAGGCAAGCTTATGGCTGAGTTAACTGATAGGTCACGACATAATACTGATAATTTTGGATTACAAGTAGCTGATGTTGACTTTGAGCTTGATCCCATCCCGGTTAATTTTGATAACATTAGATTATTAACTAATATTAGTGATGTGTTTAAAGTACGTGTTAATACCGAATTCGGTGTTGTAGTATTTGAAGCAGAAGGTGCTGGTATTAAGCTGAAATATATTATCTCATCTTTAACAGCGTAATGTTATCTGATAAAAATAGGAATAAGCTAAGGACTCCTGGATACTTTATCAAACGTCTTAAGGATAGTGGTTTTGCTACCCTTAGGATATTTGATAAGTATGGTGAGCATGATGCACGTAGATGGACTATACTCGTTGATCCAGGTAGTGTGTCTGTTTACGTGACATGCTTTGAAAATCTTCCGTTTAAAGATGAGTTCTTGTTTAGTTTCTCTGATGGTGGTCAGAGATTTAAAAGAGGTTATGTGTTAAAGACCAATTCAATTGAAGTTGTAGTTCAAAGGTTACTAGACCGTGGATGCCAACAAGTTGAAGATAACGACTTTTTGACTAAATATAATAAGGATGGAAGAGAACAATCAGGAACCAAAGAAAACAGCTGATGATGAAGTGAGAGAGCTGATTGAAGCAGCTCTTAATCTTCAACCTGAAAATTTGCAAAAATATAAAAGTGAAAAAGAACTTCGTGAGAAGTTAAAATCGGTTGTATCAGAGTATCTAGATTCGTTCTATATATTCGGGTATGATATAGAAGGTAATACTGTATTAGTTAAAGGAGCTCACTCAGACCAACAAATGGATGCATTAGATACACTTGCTATGCGATTAATTATAGCAGGTAATTTAGGTGGCACTTATGGTACTGGCGGCTATAATAAAGGTGATGGACCCTATTAAGCAGCGAGAGTTATATGCCGTAAATAACGGTGATTATGTTGGTCAAATGTTTGCTGTTATATCAGTAAGCAAAGATAATGTCTCTTGTCTAAGTATGCCAAATATGGAAAACGTAGAGGTTCCTCTTGATAAGTTTGATCTCGGAAGGAACTCAGATATAATTACATTAGTAGAAAAGCTTTCTAAGGATATCTGGAAGACTTGTGAAGCTCAATATAACAAAAATAAAAGATGAGTAAGATCTTAATCATAGATGGTAATAACCTTATCCATAGAACTTTCTGGACTGCAAAAAACCAAGTAAAGAAGTATAATGAAGGGGAAGAGAGTAAAATTGCTGGACTACATATTTACTTTACTCTTAACGCTATTTACTCCTACGTTAAGAAATATAAGCCTACTCAGACGATTTGTGTATGGGATGAAAAACCTGACTATAAGCCGAATGTACGTAAAGATCAGTTAGATGGTTATAAAGGCAATCGATCTAAAGATAGTACCCCACATGAGCAGAATGATACTATTAAGAGACTATTATCTCATATCGGTATTGTATCTATATTTCCACGAGAGCGTGAAGCTGATGATATTGTAGCTTATATTTGTAAGACGTTTCCTGGTGAGAAGGTTATTGTTTCTGTAGATAAAGACTTTTTACAGTTAGTAGATAATAGTACTATCTTATTTGACCCTATTCGCAAGCGTGAGTTTAGATTAGAGACGTTTATTGAAGATACAGAATATACTAAGAGTGAGTGGTTACGTGCTAAATGCTTGTTAGGTGATAAATCTGATAACGTCCCTGGTATACCTCGCTTTGGTAAAGCTAAGGTACGTAAATGGCTTGATAACGAATTACAGCTTACTGAAGAGCAAGAAAAAATATTTGAGAAGAATATGAAAGTATTTAATCTTGATGAAGTTATGTCTCATACAGAAGAAGCTAACTACTATCAAGAACAGTTAGATGTAGATGTAGAGTATGCTTGGTCAGAGTTTGTGTATGAGTGTGAAGAGCTCGAGCTTATTAACATTATCAAGAAGAAAGAAGATTGGTATAGTACTTTTATACTAAGTCATCGATTGACTTCTATGTTCGGATGATATTAACACTTCCTAGAGAGTATGTTGTAGCTAAATTCTACGAGTATGGTAGAAGTCCATACTACAATAAGTTTAACAACGTATATCAATGCTCTTGTCCGGTGTGTATGGAGTCACCGAAGAAAAAACGTTGTTATTATTTACCGGATAATGACAACATATATTGCCATAATTGTGGTTGGAGTAGTAAGCCATTTAAATGGATTAAAGAAGTAAGTAACTGCAGTAACTCAGATATTATTGAAGAAGTAAAGGATTATGAAGTTACTATTGATATTACTAAAGATGATGAAGTAGTAGTCAAAGTACAAACAGAGACACTACCTGCTGATAGTATTAATCTATCAGATAAGATGCAGCAAGATTTTTATAAGGACAATATTATTATTAGAGCATGCAATCATATTATTAAGTCGAGAAGACTGGATACTGCTATTAATAGACCTGACAATCTCTACGCTTCATTAACTGATAAGGTTCATAAGAATAGAATTACAATACCGTTTATAAATGAACATGGCGAAATAGAGTTTTATCAAACACGTACAGTTATGACGTCAGATTTAAAAACAAAGCCAAAGTATCTTGGTAGGGTAGGTAGTGAGAAAACTCTATTTAACATCGATAAAGTATCAAGTGATCATGATAAGGTGTATATCTTTGAAGGTCCTTTAAATGCCTTCTTTACTAAGAACTCAGTAGCTGTAGCTGGTATTACAGAGCGTGGAAAATCATTCACTGCAAGACAAGAAGAGCAGTACAGTGGTCATCTTAAATGGTATGATAAGGTGTGGATCCTTGACTCTCAGTGGGTTGACCGAGCTTCATTGATAAAGTCTGAAGTATTACTTAAACAGGGGGAGAGCGTGTTTATATGGCCGGAAAAGTTCGGTAAACGCTTTAAAGACTTTAATGATATTGCGATGCATTGCAAAGTGGATGAGATCAGCTGGAACTTTATTGAGAAACATACCTATAGAGATCTTGAAGGAATTATTAAGATGACTCAAATTAAAAAATACTGCAATGGAAAATAGTAAAATGTTATATTGGGGATCGTGCAGATATATGTACGATTTTATGTGGAATTCATTTGCAGGTAGGTTGCACACCACGCGTGAAATTGGTTCAGTTATAA